CTGCTACCACGACGGCAGCCGTAACCGCACCAGTTACCCCGGCAGCCCCGGCAGCTCCCGCAGCATCGACCGTCGCAACCGCGACCGCAGCCCCCGCTATCATCTCGCAACCGACCCCCGACACCTTCGACGCGGCACAGCATGGGGGGAAAGGCCCGAACAACTTCACGTGGGAACAGATGCGCCAGTGGGTAAGGTTCAAGGTCAGCGATGCGACCCGGAGAGACATGCTCGCCCCGCTCGAATCCCCGAAGGACATTCAGGATGTCACCGACGCGATCGCGGCAGCCGAAAAGACCAACGAGTACCTCTATACCATCGACTTCGACCACGGCTACTACATGATGAAAGCCGTCTGCTCTCCGGTGCCCGGTGCCCCCACCCAGTACAAGTATCAGGTCGTAGTGGCCTCCAGCGGGCTCGACAAGATTTGAGGGCCGCATGGCTGACCCCTACGACACCCCGGAGGAGCGGAAAGAGATCCTCTCTTTCTATGACGGCCCGTTCAGCACCTGGCGGGAGATCCACATCACCGTCCGGGGCGCGTATGCAGGGCTCCAGACCGGCACCTTCGAGAACCTCCCGAAATGCCCGGCAGAGTGGAGCGATGAGGGGCAATACTACGAGGGTGCCGCCGCCATCGCATACGACCTCAAGCGGGGCAGCCAATCTGCAATCCTGACCACCATCACCCTCATCGGGGGCTACCTGGCACTACGGGGGGGCTCCTGATGCACCCCTACCGGCTCCGCATGGCCCTGATCATCGGCTGCACCTGCCTGTGGGTACTCGGCTGGGCCCTGCTGCTGGTCAAATGGAACACACTATGAACACCTCAGGGGCGGCGTCCGGTATCCGTCTGGAAAGGCTATCCGGTACGGTTCGCGGAGCTCTTCACTGCTGCGTGGCTCGACACCACCCTGCCCCCCTCCCCCGCGTTGCAGTGGGTCCTGCTCACACACTTTCCTGCTGCACCCGGGGATTCCATCACTCCATGCCCGGACGCTACCTCGGAGGCTCACAGCAGTCCTCCGCCGGGCAATCACCCTGCCGGATGAAAGAGGAAAAAAGAACCGCGAGAGCCCCTGGGACATGCAACCTCATACACAGGATTTAGTACCGCGATATTCTTCCTCATGATTTCTCCTCTCACACCGAGAAAATTGACCAATAACAAGGTAAATAAAATATCCTCTTGAGGCAGGGACCCCGCAAGGGGAACAGCATCCACCACCACGACCGGGTCAAACCGGCGGGCGGCATCCATGACCAAGTACCCCATAATCCTGATCCTCCTCCTGCTGATGCTGGTAGTGCCAGTCCTCGCAGGAGAATCCGATTGGGTGATAATCACGGATCCCAACGTCACGTATACTGAAATCCCGACCGTGCTGGCGACGGAAATACCAACCGAAGTCCCGACAGGGCATATCCCGACAACCTCACCAACCGAGATCCCGACCCCGGTCCCGACCGCAGAACCTACACCCGCAGCAACACCGACCAGCACCCCCGCTGGGACGCCAACCACCACGCCCGGCCCGGACCCCCTTGTCTTCACCTGCGATCCTCAAGCGATCTACGTCAACGACAGCATCATTTGTGCAAGCCCGATGGGAACCGGGAAAAACGCCCTGACCTGGTATTGGGGAGATGGTGAGACCACGTACACGATCGGCAACAGTTCCGGCCACACCTACCTGACGCCCGGCACGTATACCGTGATCCTGCGGTCATCCATCAACAGTTCAGCGATCCAGATTGTCCGGAAAACCGATTATATATCCGTGTCTGGCGTTGAGCCGGTAGAGATTCCCACGACCGCAGAACCTACCCCGGAGATCACGGCAACGCCATCACCGGAACCAACAACCATCCAGCCAACCGCAATCCCGACAACACCGAGCGGTGAGCGGCGGATCATCCTGGAGATCAGCGACCGGGTGTACAATCTCATCAGGGAGATCTTCCGGCTGCCAGCCCCGGCACCGGCAGTAGCGGGGCAGGTATGATATCCTCACGATGGCTCATAGTGGCGGCGGCGCTGCTGCTGGTGATCAGCCCGGCAGTTCAGGCAGGTCTCCCCACAATCAGCGTTATTTATTCTGGGAATACGACGATCAAAGATGCGCTGGTCTTAAAAAGCACAGATGCAGACCGGGCAACGTATATATCCGGTATCATCGGAGACAACCTTAAACCAATAAAATTCCCGTATTTCGTTTCTGACGATAAACTGACCTCCGATAAAACCGTCATCGCCGTTAACGGGTACCGGTGTAACAACGCCACCCCGCCGCGAAACGAACCAGCCAACACCTGCGGGTATTGGATCGCGGCAACCAAAAACAAAAAAGAGGTTCAGACCAACAGCCCGATCTGGATTTACCCATCGCCATACCAATACGTCACAGTTGCGACCAACTCTACCGCTAACACGGTTACATACACCATATCCGAGAACCCCCAGGCCGCGTTTGAGCAGATGATGATCGAGTACGTCCGGAGCAGGCCGGTTGGGAAAGCGACTACAGGTACACCATTATGAAACGGCTGGCCTTTCTTGTTCTGGTTCTCTCATTACTTGTCGTCCCGGCACTTGCGGATACCCTGATCATTTACCCCGACCTCGATACGGAGGTCAAAAACGCGGTGCACAATTCGACGTATCCCGCATTATCAAGAGGCGCCGGGACTTCCGTAGAAAGCCCGACGGGCGCGTATAACCCGTATGTCAGGGCAGATACCTTATCGCCCGAGTTCTACTATATCCATAATTCAATCCAGGTTTACAACACCACGTCGGTACCGGATACGGCGACAATCACGAACATTACACTGTCCATGTCTTTCGCGGGTGACGCGGCTGTTGGACTTGGTGCGGATAGTCTGGTCATTATCGGCGCAAAACCGGCCAGTAACACTACAATCGTCGCCGGGGATTTCGATAGTTACCTTGATCCTGCCATCCGGTACGCTCCAAACGCTTCCTTTGCTGATATTTATTCAGCTGGCCGGCACAACATCACATTTTCAAATACAACTTGGGTCGACAAAGCAGGATTTTCATACCTGTATCTTACCGACACCTATTTTGACGACGGGTATTTCACCGGCACGTGGTCGAGTAACAAATACAATAACCTGGGCCGGTATTTCGTGTCGAATGCGGGACGACAGAAGATCCGTATATCGAAATCACATACACTCCGGCTGCCCCCCCGGAGACCAACATTGTTATAATCATCATCCACTACCTGCAGCAATTCCTCCACCTCGGAGCCCTGATTATATGACGATCTACCTACGACAATCAACGGCAAGTCAGGAGGTTCTCCTTGGGGCCCTCTTGGACGATGACGACGGCGTCACGCCGAAAACCGGACTGACCATAGCGAACACCGATATCACCATCTGGAAAACAGGCGGCACGACCATCGGAACCAAGAACAGCGGCGGGGCAACGGAGATCTCCGGCGGCTACTACTATGCTGTCTTCGATGCCACCGATACCGATACCGCAGGCACGCTCATAATCGCGGTCAAGATGGACGATTGCATCTATCACCGGCTCGAAGCGGTAGTACTGCCGGCGAACGTGTATGACAGCATGTTCAGCACGGACCTCCTGCAGGTAGACCTTACCCAGATCGCCGGGGCGGCAGTGGACGCGGCAGCCGCACAGGTTGGCGTGAACGTTGTGAACTGGAAAGGCTCAGCTGCTGCAGCCATGACGGGAGATGCCTATGCCCGGCTCGGAGCTCCTGCAGGTGCAAGCGTGAGTGCAGACGTTGCAGCTATGAAAGTCGATACGGCGGCGATCCTTGTAGACACTGCGGTTATCGGGGCTCTGGGTGCCGGTCTCACCGCGATCCCGTGGAACGCCGCATGGGACGCGGAAGTGCAGTCCGAAGTTGCCGATGCCCTTGCAGTGTATGACCCGCCAACCAATGCCGAGATGGAGGCCCGGACGCTCGTTGCAGCCTCGTATTTCGACCCCGCTGCGGATGTTGTAGCTCACGTGACGCTCTGCGATACCTGCACGACCAATACCGATATGAGAGGCACCAACAGCGCCGCCCTTGCCTCAGTGTGCACGGAGGGCCGGCTTGCTGAGTTGGACGCTGCCAATCTCCCGACCGATATCGCAGACGTACCGACAACTGCCGAGATCAAGACCGCCATCGAAGCCGCAGGAGGGCACCTTGCCCTCATCCTCGAAGACACCGGCACGACCATCCCGGCCACCCTCGCCACGGTTCTGCTCCGCATCCATCCGAACTCAAAGATCACGTCGCCGGTATTCTCCGTGACCGGCAAGATGACGAGCTGCACGGTCACCCGGTACCCGACCAAGGCAGACGCCGATGCCGGTACTAACGGCGTGGCTTATGCCGTGACCGCCACGTATGACGGCGATGATAACCTTGCGACATACGCAGAGGTAGCCACATCATGACGGACAACGGCACGTTGATACCAACCCGTGGCCGGCTCGGTTCCGGGCTTTACCAGGCCGTCCGGGGCCGGTTATGGTCCGGGGCCGTCCCGACCATCAAAGAGCGGGCATACGCAGGGGTAGCAACCATCCGCGACCTGGCAGGAACGCCAACAGTCCGGGATATCGCAGGGATCCCTGCGCTGATGGATAGAGCCGGCCCCGCAACGGTGGTGCCGATATGACCCGGTCACCGTGCAGGCTCGGCAGCACCTACCGGATCTCCGTCTCCTGGTATGCGTTCAGCGATGGCACCACGCTTACAGACCTTGACGCGGCCCCTACGCTCCAGGCATACCAGAGTGATGGCACTACCGCTGTCGGAGCGGCGATCACCTGCACAAAGGCCAGCACGGGCGTCTATTACGGCGACCTGCCGCTGACCACGGCCAACGGGTTTACGACCGGGCAATACATCTGGAAAATGGCCGGAGCGAGTGCTGCCAGTGCAGTCAACCAGACCGGTGAACTGCTCATCAGCCATACGGTGTGATGTCCATGCCTGAACTATCCAGCCCCGGCCTCTGTGCGGGCGGTGTCCCGGTGGAGCCCGGCAAGATGGTCCGGTACTGCGAGAACCAGCCCGACCTCTCCATAGTGGAGGTGGACCCGCAGATAAAATACGTCCGGATGGGGGCGTATATCGTGGGTATCATCGACCCGTGGTGCCCGGCGGGGTTCATGAAGGTGATCTGAACGTGCAACCACGGGAAATCATTCACGAATGGCAATGAATGACGGGTACGAGCAAAATACCGGCGGAGAAGATCGAGGCGATCAAGAAATACCTGGAGAAGGGAAACGCTCAGAACAAAACCGCGAAAAAATTCAAGGTATCAGACGGGCTGGTCAACAAGATTTCAAAGTCGATGAATGGCGCCCCCTCCCATTCACCCCCAAAAAAAGCAATAGCCGCCCGGAAAGCCTACGCGAAGGCGGACCGGCTCACGGTCCTGCACAAACTCATGGGGGCCATCGATGACGCTCTCAATTCCGCGGAGCTCAAGCCCGGTAACCTTCGGGACCTCTCCATTGCCCTCGGAACTACCATCGACAAGTACCGGCTTGAAGAGTCAGAGGACGAGGACGGAAGATCGGGCATCGATGATCTCATGGATGCGATCAAAGAGGAGGCGGATGCATACGAGAAATCTGGATCTCAAGCCTCCTAAAGGCAAAGGCGCCTGGTCGATTGCGAACGCCAACAAGCGCCAGAACATCTGGCACGGGAGCGTGAGGTCCACCAAGACAGTCAACTCCCTGATCAAGTTCGCCCATTGGGTCAAGAACGAGGCCCCGACGGGAGGGGACTTCCTGTTCAGCGGGAAGACACGGGACACGGTGAAAAGGAACGTGTTATACCCGCTCCGCCGGTACGTGGGTCGCAGGAACTGCAAATTCTCCGTAGTGAACGGGGAGGGCAAGCTGTACGGCAAAACCTTCTACATTGTCGGGGCAAACGACGAGAGTTCGGAGGAAAGGATCAGGGGACTGACGCTTGCAGGGGTATACATCGATGAGATCACGATTATCCCGGAATCGTTTTACCGGATGGCACTGTCCCGGTTATCGCTTGTCGGTTCAAGATTGTACGGCACTACAAACCCCGATGGCCCGTTCCACTGGCTGAAAAAAGAGATTGATAAGCTCCTCGATCATATGGCGGTGTTCCATTTCACCCTCGACGATAACCCGTACCTCTCCCAGGAATACAAGGACCAGTTAAAAGCCGAATACGGGGAGGGCACCCTCTGGTACAAACGGTATTGTCTCGGGCTTTGGGTGCAGGCGGAGGGGGCCGTCTATGATATGTGGGACGAGGCCCGGCACGTCATTGAGGAGCTGCCGGCAGAGGGGTTCGACTGGTATTATACCTGGATCGATTACGGCACCGCCAACCCCTGCGCCTTCGGTTACAACGGCGTGAAAGACGGGAAAGTCACCTGCATCAAAGAGTACTATTACGACGGCAGGAACTCGCAGAAACAGAAGACCGACATGGACATCTATTATGATCTCCATGCGTTCCTTCGCGGACTCCAGAACCGTTGGATCATCCTCGATCCTTCCGCCCTCTCATTGAAAACACAACTGCGAAAGGAGGAGGTATGCCGGGAATGCAGGGGAACAGGGGAGATCGACAACATCCCCTGCGAAGCGTGCGGCGGGAAGGGCAAACTATTCGCGTTCACCAACCTGAAAGACTGCGACAATTCTGTTTTGGACGGTATCCGTACGCTCTCATCATTCCTGCAAAACGGGCGGTACCACGTCCACAAATCCTGCAAGAATCACCGGATGGAGTTTGGAGCGTACACGTGGAACCCGAAAGCACAGGCACGGGGAGAAGACGAGCCGATGAAAGTTAACGATCACACGATGGATGGTGCCCGTTATGGGGTGCATACGCTGTTTGGACAGACCTGCGGCCACATCCGGGCAACGGGAAGAACACTGGAGAAAGCACGAACATGATGGATGATTTCAGGGAAACCCTTGTTGCTTGTTATGAAGAGGATTGCCGATTCAATAAGCCGGGTTTTGGCATTGAACCGACGTGCAATCTAAAGCTGATTGCAATCGGGAAAGGGGGCCAATGCAGCCACTTTGAGCAAAGGAAACCAGAGGACGAACAGACATGAGAATCACAGCACTTGGACGAACACTATCGTTAATGGAGGGCGACGGGTTGAAGAACCTCGTCACCCGGGCAAAGGCATGGAACGCACCGGCAGGGCTGGACCTCACGCAGGATCCCGCCCGTAACTTCCGGAGCATGAGAAACCTCCGCAACATCTACCTGCAGGGGGCATACGTGGCGGAAGGCGTGGACCTGTACCCGCTCTATGCTATCGGCAACGGGTATGAACTGGAGATCGACGAGGAAAAGGGCGATGGGGAAGCCGCAAAGAAACAGGTCGAGGAAATCCTGACCCGCCTGAACTTCTATGATGTGATGTGGCAGCTCATGGTCGATGCCGAAACCGTCCGGGACGGTATCGCGGAGATTGTCACAGGCAACGGGCTAATGGCGGGGAAACCCGTGAATGTCGTGGTCCGGCCTGCTGAATGTTTTGAGTTCGATACCACCATTGCAGGGGAGATCGTCAGCTACACCCAGAAATACGACAACCGGGGCAACTCCATCCAGCCCGTCAAGCTGGAGCCCGCCCAGGTGCTGCACTACCAGTACATGGGCCGGCCTGATTCTCCATACGGGATCTCGCTGGTCGAGCGGGTCGTGCACGACATCAAGCGGGATACCAGGGTCGCGGAAGCCATTGCAGCGGGTATCTGCCTGCACGGGACACCGAAATGGCACGTCAAGGCCAACAGCAACAACCCGGACGCGGCGGAGATGTCGGACGCCTCATTTAAGGCACTAGAAGACCAGTTCGCAAACTTCAACGCTAAAGACCAGTTCGTCACCGAGGGGGATATCGTGGTGCAGGCGCTGGATACCGCCGGCGTGCAGAACGTTCAGATGTATTCCGATGTCACCCTCACCCGTGTAGTTGCCGGCATGGGCATACCGGGCGAACTGCTCGGATTGAGGCAGGGCACCACCGATGCAACCGCCGTTACCCGCATCGGGGCCTTCTTCAAGAAAATCAAGAGCTGCCAGCGGGATATTGAACAGCTCTGGAACACGCAGATTATCGACAAGATCACGGGCGTTCCCGGCCTCATCAAACTGAAATTGCAGGATACCGACCCGCAGGACTTCGCAAAGATGGCTGCCGCGATCGCGCAATTGCGGACTGGCAGCGATCCGGATGTAATATGCCCGGCAGCTTGGGCCCGGGAACAGTTGGGGATACCGGAAGACGAGCGCACCGATGAGGAGAAACCCAAAAAGCAGGAGTTCCCGGCAGGGTTCGGCGGGTTCCCGTTCGGGGGGCAGCAGCAGCCCGAGGAGGACAAGAGCGATGAGGAAACCGCAGCCATGAACGAACTGGCAGCGGCAGCACACGCACTATCCGAGGCGGTCAGGGAGGGATAACACGCCCTCACCTCCGCTCACCCGGGCGATCTCCCGGTTCGCCCGTGCTGCAATCGGCCTGCAGAAGGTCCGGGAGAAGGACGCCATCGCCAAGGCTCACCTGCTGGATGTCGAACGGGTGTTCGAGGAACAATACCATCTCCTGATGTTCCGCTTTCAGTTCATGGAACCCTATTTCCCCGGCAACGAACCCGTGCGGGTGATGGAGGCCAAGAAAGCCATTGACCCCGACGCCCTGAAACGATGGAACGATATCTGGCGGGATGTCGAGGTCAAGACCACGGACGCCCTCCAGAAGACCGTCAAGGCCATAGAAGCGGACGCCCTGCTGAAAGGTGCTGCCCAGCTTGCCACCCAGATGCAATTCGACAAAAAGACCACGTTCAGCCTGTCGAACCCCCGGGCCGTGGCGTTCATGCGGAAGACGGGCGGCAGGCTGTCGTATATCAAAGACATCCAGGACACCACGAAAGAGAGCCTGAAAGGGCTGATGACCACGGCGCTGGATGAGGGCTGGAGTTATTCCCAGACGGGTAAGGAAATCAGGAAACTGTTCGACGGGCCGATCACAACCAAGCGGGCGCAGCTCATAGCTACCACCGAAGCGGGGAACGCATACGAGGCGGGCAACCGTGCCTTTGCTGACACGCTGGTTGATGATGGCGTCGAGATGGAAAAGTCGTGGGTGGTCTCCCAGAGTAACGTTTGCGACGTTTGTCTTGCGAATGAGGCAGAGAAATGGATCCCGATTGACCAGGCACACAGCAGCGGTGATCAGGAGCCGCTGGCGCACCCGGGCTGCAGGTGCTACGAGCAGTACAGGCAGGTGCGGGCATGAACTACAACGAGCGGATCTCCCTCTACATCATCGCGTATAACGAGGAGGAAACCATAGGCCGGTGCATTACCTCCTTTAAAGAAGTCTCTGACGACGTGGTGGTGATACTAGACGACCGGACAACCGACAGAACAGAAAAGATCGCGTGGGATCTGGGCGCACGGATCTATCATTTCCGCTGGATCGATGATTTCAGCGCCGCCCGGAACTATGCCCTTGACCGGTGCCTCTGGCACTGGCGGATGTTTGCCGATGCTGACGACATGCTGGATCCCGGCTCCGTGGGTATCGTCCGGCAGGCTGTCCGGTACGCCAACGAGAACGGGATCGACAGTATCATCAGCCACTATTATACCTCGGAGGTTAGCGGGATCCCCCTCACAGATAATGCAATGGCCCGGCTCACCCGTTACGGCACGATGCGGTGGGAGGGGAAGATCCACGAGTGCCAGAACTTCGATCGGACCAAAACCATGATCTCCAACATCGAAGTCTGGCACCGGAAGCCGAAGGCACGGAACAACAATTCCCGGAACATTGCGACGCTGGAGAAGGTCATCCCCGACTGCAAGCCGGAAGAACTGCCCCGGTACACGTTCTACTACGGCAGGGAGTTGATGTATGCCGGCAGGTATGACGAAGCTATCCAGATGTTCAACAGGTATCTCCCGATGTCCACATGGGACGCCGAGAAGCACCGGGCGATGTGTGATAAGGCTGAATGCTATTACTTGCAGGGCGATAAGGGGGCCGCTGACGCTATTCTGGCAGACGCTATCGCATACCGCCCGCAATGGCCGGACCCGTACGTGAAACGGGGCATTATCGCCCACGAGCAGGGCAGGCATGAGGATTGCCTTGCACTATTCGCGCAGGCCCGCGAGAGGCTGGAGAATGTGCACCCGCTGTTCAGCAACGGGGCGGTATTGCCGAAACTGATGAAGATTTACGAGGAAAAGACACCATGAGCAGCAAGAAACCCGCAGCAAAGAAAGCACAGGAACCGACAGAAGAACAGGTGATCGAGGTAGTAGAAGCTATCCCGGGTGTTATCTCGGGCAGCGTCGAGGTAGGGCGCCCGATGGCAGCACCGGAGCCTTCGATAGAGGACCGCGTGGCTGCCCTGGAGAAGGCCATGATCAAGGCCGATGAGTTCTGCACGAAACACAACCGTTACCATTTTGGCAGGGTATCGCAGGGATGACCTCGGGCAAACCTCTCCTGAACCTCGAAAAGGCGTATATTGATGTAGTGAGCGGGAAACTCTCACACTCGGAGATCGCCGCCCATCTCTCTCTTCTTTACGGCACCCCCCGGACCCGGAAGGGCATTATTGATTACACCCACCGGGCCAGGGCCGCCTCTTTTAATTAGTTAGTAAAAACCAAACAATACCCCTTAAGTTTCATATAAGTACATGCCCGCACAGGGTAACCCCATTTTACCGCCCGATGCATTATCCCACACCGGAGGCTCCGACCAGCAGCCTGCCGGCAGCGATTCACACCGGGCGCTGCAGGTCGCATTCAAACCGTCCAACCTCTTCGAGCTGGAAAGCGGCGATCTCCTGATCAGGGACGTGCCGCTGCTCGCCGAGGGGGAGTGGACAGACTCAGCAGTCAAGACCCCGCTTTTCTATCCCGCTCACACTCTCGAAGCATACGCCGGGAACTGGCTCAAAAAGACCGGCTACAACCGGCACATGGGGGGCGTTCCCCGCGATGAGTCCAACCGGGTAAGCGAGGCAATCAACCCGCATTTTGGTCAATTCGTTGACGAGGAGGGCACCACCCGCGCCGCTGTTCTCTCTGATCTCCTTGTCTATGGCAGCACCCCGAGCGGCCGGGCGATGCAGGAGATGATCAAGCGGAAAAATATCCGGTACGTCAGCGTCGAACACGGGGGCGATGAAGTGGAGAATCCGCAGACCCGCCGTATGGAAGCCAAATCGCTTGTTTTCGGGGGTTTTGCCTTCGTGAACAAGGGGGCCTGCAAAGTGTGCAGGATCAACGAGGCGGCTCCCGCTGATGAAACCACCCCGGCAGCACCGCCGGCAATTGAGGAAACTATGGCAGACACCAAGGAACTGGAAGCGATGATCGCCGCACAGGGAGCCCAGATGAAGGAGCTCTCCGAGGCGATCAAGGCACAGAAGCCCGCCGAGGTCAAGGTCGAGATCCCGAAGGAACTCTCGGCACTCCCGGGCACGATCAAGGAACTCTCCGAGCTTGTGAAGACACAGGCAGCCCGTATCGACGCGCTGGAGAAGGACGGCACCCCCAAGACAGGAGCCGGAGCACAGAAGGAACTCGAAGCCCTACCGGCGTTCTACGTCCCCGTAGACCGGAAACGGGGCACCATAGGAGGCCAGTAACATGACAGCAACCACCCCGGTCGCATTCGACCCCGCCCCGCTCCATCTGGGGCTTACTATGACCTTCAAGGCCACAAGCGCGATCCTCGCAGGCCAGATCGTATCGTTCGCCGCAACCGGTGTGAGCCGGTCAGTGGTCCCCGCGACCTCGTCCACCGGGGCACCTATCGGTGTAGCCGCACACTCACAGGCAACCGCCGGCGCAGATGTCACGGTCCTGATGCAGGGCTGTGTCTGTAAGATCATGCTGTCCGCAGATGACGGCACCGCAGATGCAGGCGACTGGATCGGCGTGTCGACTGTCGCAGGTACGGGCGTTGTCCGCGACCCCGCGATCCAGGCACACGACACCATTGTCGGGCTGCAGAACGCGGTCGGGCTTGCCCTTGATGATATCGCCGCCGGTGCAGCTACCGTTGGCGGCACCGGATACATCCTCGTTCAGACCTCATGCCCGGTCTGTGCAGCGAGCTAAGGAGGGACTGAAACATGACACAACTTTTAGTAAGGGCTCTTGAAGCCGCAAACGCCGGACCCTCTGAAAAGAAGATCCTCCAGGACCGGATCGTATCCCGTGACCTTGCAGCATTCGAGCGGCAGACCGGCACCCGGTATGTTATCGAAGGCGAAGATGGCAAGATGCACAACGCCCGTGAACTGCTCCTCTCGGAAGCAGTCGAGACCGGCACGCTGGTCCAGACCGAGATCAACCGCACCATCATCGAGGGTGCTGAACCCGCCCGCTGTATGCGTGACGCGGTGCCGATATTCCCGATGAACTCCAACGTCATGCAGATCAATATCGGGGATTCCGGACGGTATGCGCCCTTTGTAGGTGAAGGTGCTGAGTTCACCATCAAGAACCAGGACTACACCGCCCGCACATGGACTGCGAAGAAGATCGGGGAGATCCCGCTGTGTACCAAGGAAATGGTGGATGACGCCCTCTTCTCCGTCATTGAGATGGAAGTCCGAAAGGCCGGGGAAGCCTGTGAGAACACCCTCAACCAGTGGATGCTCGCCTGTCTCCTTGACAACGCCGGCAACGAGTACGACATCAACGCTGCAGTTGCGGCCCTCGGTGGCGCAGCCGCAATCCGTGAGGCAAAGGCCCTGATCGCCGCTGACGGATACAAGGCGGACACCACGGTCTACACCCCGCAGGTTGAGACCTATATCTGCAAGGACTACACGCCCATCGCATACAACCCGGTAGCACAGGAACAGATGCGGACCGGCCTGCTCCCGATGATCCTCGGGACCAAACTGTATGAATGCGGTGTCGATATCTCCACCACGTCCGCGCCAACCACGTCCACCTACGTATGGGGCGCACCCACCGATGGCTATATCGGCATGTGCCTGTTCGACAAGGCAAAGTGCGGCGGGATCGGGATGCGCCAGGACCTCTTTGTTGAGGACTACCGCGACCCGCTCCGTGACCTCGTGAGCGGCAAGGTCTCCATGCGTGTGGCCTGCCAGTACGGGCTCGCAAACGCGATCTCCCGTGTCGAATACGGTGGAGCATAATCCGGGGGTCTAATCCCCCATGCTCACCACCCAGAACAGCGGCAAGTATCTCACCCGCAGCTATGAGCGGGATAAGAACGCGGGAGAGCTGGACAGCAGCAACCTCACCGCAGCCGATATCTCCTTTTTGGAGATCCAAGACGGCGAAGGGCAGATGAAAGCGGATCTGGAAAAGTTGCGGGAGAAAACCGATGGCATACTGTACAACGAGTGAACTGGTCAACCTGACCGGCACGACAAAGAGCGCAACCGTCCAGGGTGCCATCATTGACGCTGCAGACCGTGAGATCGGGGCATACCTGGGAGCCAGTGGCATAACGGGATCCGCCTGCGATGCCCTCAAGGAAGCGTCCCTGAAACTCTCGCAGGCGGGTCTTCTCAATCTCCGCGTGCAGGAAGGGGAGTATATCCAATCGTCCGGGGAGTTTGTCTCTGGCGTGGATGCAACCGCCGCAACGGATATTACCAACGCGGCCCGTGCGCTCCGGAAAGACGCCTTTGCCCTTCTTGACAACTACATCGCAGCACAGAGCACCAGCCCCGGCAGCGTCCGGGTATCCCGTGTCCGGTCGAGGTGCCACTGATGGCTCCCGACTGCGTAACCGCCGATACCTGCGCACTCCACCGCGAGCTTATCGAGACGAAATTAGCGGCCTGCAACGCCCGCGTGGATGGCATCCTGGTAGAGATCCAGGGGGTTCGTGACCTGCAGAAGACGATCCTCTATGCCCTGATCCTGATCGGGTTCGGTGTTGCCTGCACGCTTGCGGGGGTAATCGTTGGCCGGGGTCTTGATTTCGGATGGATGATCCCATGAGGTGCTACTGATGGCCGGCTTCTCGTTCGATTTCTCTGCAATGAACAAGTTCGCCCGCGACCTCGGGAAGATAGTGGCAGACATCCAGAAGAACGAGAGGACCGCCGTCAAACTTGCCGGGAACGAGTACAAGTCCGACGTGCAGAAGATCATCCAGTATAAGACCGGCACGCTCCGTCGGTCGGTTCATGTCGAACTGACAACCGAAGGACTCCGGCAGGTTGCTCTCGTTGGCACCGATGTCCCGTATGCCCGGCGGCTGGAGCTCGGGTTCATGGACAAGGATTCCCGGGGCCGGGTTTATCACCAGGCTCCAGCACCCCGCTGGCGTCCGGCGTTTGACAACAACCTGCCGAAATACCGGGCCATGATGATCGCCGCACTTGCCGGGAAACCGTATGCTGAGGGTATCTGATGAAGGATATCACGCTCGCGGTTATCACGAAACTGAAAGCCAACACGACGCTCTGTTCATCGACCTACGTCGGGGCAACACCCAACCAGCGGGTCTATCGGGCATCGCTCCCGCAGCTCCCGACGTTCCCCTGTATTGCGGTCACGAAGATCGACAGCAGGCGGCTTAACCTGTACCACAACGGCAGGCGGATCGGGCAGAGCCGGGTCCAGTGCACAACGTTTGCAACGAAAGACGTGGATGCTGCCACCATCTCGGAACTTATCGCGGATACCCTGCACGGGCTGACCAGCACCACGCCCGGCGTCGGGGTCTACGTGGTCCGGGTGGATGACGGCGGGGAACGGGTCGATGCTGACCCGAACCTCGGGAAGTACCTCTATCACCGGGACTTCCTGATTCAACACTACTACTAACGGAGGAAAGAGGAAAATGACTAACCAAGTCGTAACCGGAAGAGGTGTAAACCTCATCTATGGGACCACCGTTTTTGGAGAGATCCAGAACGTGAGTGAGATCATGGAGACGATTGCCAAGATCGACACGACCTCCCATAACAATGTAGGGGCGGTAAAATCATACCGGCCCGGGTTCAGTGAAATTGCCGAGCTCTCGATCGATGTCGGGTTCACCGGCGCAACGGAGCAGGCAGCCATCGCTACCATGAAAGCGGCAGGCACGATCAGCACATGGCAGATCGTTGCTCCGTGTGCTTCGGTAACATACGCATGGTCGTTCCAGGGCTATGTCAGCGCCTGCAGCACCCCGACCTTCGACAAGGACGGCAATGCAAAGATGTCCTTCAAGGTCCAGCCGTCCGGCACAATCACACCGATCAGCACCGCCGTTGCCGTTGGCGTTACGGACATTGCGATCACCGATGCCAACACAACGGCACTTACCCTGTCGCCGGTCTTCGCTGCCACTACCTACGGGTACCAGATCACAACAGACCTTGCGGATACCGGCGTGAAGTTCTGCATCTCAGGCACGGGCACCGGGGAATCGGTGTATGTCAACAACGTGCTCGCCACTGCCGGCACGACCGGGGACGCCATCACCATCCCGACAGCTGCCGGCAAGGTGCTCATGATCCCGGTGGTCAAGTTCTGCACCGCCTGCGTGCCGAAGGTCTACTGGATCGAAGTTACCCACGGGTACGTGTAAGGTGCGCCTGTGCCTGACGAATCGTTCCCCATAGAGATCGGGGGTGAAACCCTCGCCCTCCGTTTTGAGGACAGGGACGTGCGGGAGATCGAGAGGTCCCTGTCGTTGTTCGAGGCGTTCCACCCGACACGCCGGACCTACGATAACGCTGCCCTGTTCCTCTGGCGGGGGTTGCGCCGGGAGAATGGCAGCGGCACCCTTGACTATGCGATCCAGCAGGGGCCGCCGGGCAAGGAGCTGGCGTTCCGGATGGTTAAGGCGTTCTGCCAGCAGTTCGCCGGGCCTGCAGGAATGGTAGTGCTCTACGGCTCATTCAACAGGGCGCTCATCGTGTCCGGCTGGTTCGGGGAACCGAAAGAGGATCAGCCGGCAAAACCGCAGCCGGAGCGTGAGGAAAAAAACTAGCCACGGCCTATGAGAAGGCCAACGAAGGGATCGCCTTTGGATTGTGCGGGCTAACCCCCCGGCAGTTCCAGCGGATGACCCCTGCGGAGTTCTTCGCCATCGCACAGGCCAAAATCGAGCAGCGGAACGAGGAATGGAGATACATGGACATATTGAACGGGGTCCACTGTTCCGTGCTCGCAAACACCCACCGTTCAGCATCGACACCGCCGTATAAGGCAGAGGATTTCAGGATCATGAAAGACAAGACCGAACGACAGACGCCGGAACAGATCATGGCAGTCATGAACGGGATGGTGAATCGGAATGGCTGACGACGACGGTATGATGCAATACTTTGCAAAACTCGGGCTCGATGCGTCAGAGTTCCTGAACGGTATGCAGAAATCGCAGGCCGGCGTCCTTTCGTTTTACCGCGATGTAACCGTAAGCCTCAACATGACCATGATGATCTTCGACCGGTTCCTTGCATACGGTCAGGAGTTCGTCAACCTCTCGAACCAGGCAGCGGAATACATCAGTACCATCGACCGGCTTGCCGTCACTACCGGTATGAGCACTGAAGAGCTCGAACGGTGGGCGAACGTGGCCCGGTACGCGGATTCTGATATTACCACACTCGCGGCGTCGATCAATAAAATGCAGATGAACCTCTCCGCGTCCGGCACGGCAGGGGACGAGGTCCGGCAGATGCTGGCCGATATGGGCGTCTCGTGGCAGAACTCGGACGGCTCCATGCGGTCATCGGCGGAACTGTTCCCGGACATTATCCAGGGCCTCAAAGGGCTGGAGAGTTCGTCCGAGCGGGTCACGGTAGCTAACGCAATATTCGGGAAGTCATACCAGAGCCTTGCCGGCTACATGGACCTGAGCAAACAGGACATGCAGACATATTTCCAGACTGCGAAGGTCCTGACCGAAGAACAGACCGAAAGCCTCCGTGAGTACGAGAAAGCGATCAAGGACCTCAATGCCAGCACCGGCGCACTTGCCAACACCGCAGGGTCAGAGCTTGCCCCCTCGTTCTCCGCATGGGCGGGGCTGCTTGACGGGCTCGGGAAGAACCAGGGCGTTCTCTTGTTTTTCGGGGCGCTGAATCTCGCGCTGGAAACCGTGGCGGAAGGGTTCGCCATCCTGGGCGGGGGGGCTGCTGCTACGTTTGCCCTGATGGACCCAACCGGGGAAGATTTCGGCAACCTTGACCGGTACGCGGCGAAACTGGAACAGACCACCCGGGACGTTGCGGTGATGCGTGACCGGTTTGCCCATCCGGAGGCTTACCGGGTGCCGGAGGAGGTTGTCCAGAAACGGAGCCGGCTCACCAACCCCGCGCCAGAGGACCAGACAACCACCATCCATACCAGCACCGAGATCGTCACGAAAGGGATCGAGGGCATCCGGGCCGGCACCATCTCCATGCAGGATCTGAAATGGGCGGTTGATCAGGGGAACATCAGTTGGCAGGAGTATAACGACATTATCGCGGGGTTGTCTGCCGCCCGGATCGAGGACCAGAAGAAAGCCGTGGAGGATCTAACCGCTGCACAGGAGAAACTTAACGGCATCAACAAGGATTACGCCAGGGAAATGTCGATCCTGAACCCCCGGGACGTATCCGCAGCCCGTCAGCTCACCATACGGCATGAATGGGACGTGCAGGATCAGGAAGGCGTAATCGGCGAGGCACAGGCGCGGGTCGATACTACGAGCGCCCCAATTGAGACGCTGGTAAATGTAAACAAGGCCCCCCTCGACGCACTGACCTCCGAGTATGACGGCACGGAGATCGGGATGACCGTCACGGTGGATACCGCAACGGCAGAAGCGCAGATCCAGGGGCTCGTTACGGGGATTCCGGGGGGATACCCCAACGTTCTGGAGTTTTACAGGTCGGGCGGTGTAGTTTCCCCCGATACGGCACATGAGGCACCAACCGCCGCAGACATTATGCCGGTCGCCTCGCCCCTCATCTCGGAATCTGTGGCAGCCGGGCCGGACGTGGCAACCCCGGATAAGTTCACCCTGCCGGAGATGGCGTTGCCCGTGCAGAAATTTGGGGATGTGGTGGTCAATATCGACGGCAAGGCGCTTACGAAGGTTCCCGGCGTGGCAGCGGGTAAACCAGAGAGATCGCTTATGCAGGCGGGGTATTGATGGCAGACTCTGCATTTTCCACCGTAACCATTCACGACTATCAGGTCGAGAGCATGAGCGCCAAAGCCGCGCTCTCATTTGAATGCACACTGAAAGCACGGACCGCCACGTTCACCGACATCTCGTCTCTCTATGCCTTGCAGGGTCATATCGGCGTCACGACCTTGGCAAGCGGCAAGACCCGGATCCAGACCACCGGCGGAACCAAGGCGTCGCTCGTGGTGAATGGCACCACTTACACCAATTGTTATATCGCGGATCTCACATGGAACGAGGTGCCGGATGCCCGGGCGTTCGACGTGTGGGAGTATACCGTGAAATTCGTCAAGGAGACCGTATGAGACCAGACAGAGATTTACTTTACAACCGCCCCGCTCTTCCCGTTCCGGGCATGTCCCGGTTCGAGACCATCCACGAAGATGGCGAGGGGAACGTACTGAGTTATGAATGTGAATACGGGCCGGGGGTTGCCATCCGGGCCGGTATCGGGCGCCATGTCGATATGCCGCTTGTGCCCGTCCTCGGTCCTGCCGGCGGGATCCTGATCACCATCCCAACCGTGGGGCATAACAAGTTTGCCGCCATTATCGGAGCCCTGACCGGCTGGACGATGAAGATCGGGATCGGCACCGGAGCAGAAGCTGCAGGGGATACCGATCTGTCGAGCGCGATCACCACCTACGGCGGGACTACTGCGAGCGTTACGCCGTCAGTGACCGACAACGTGATCACGATGGCGAATCAGTGGACATTCACAACCGGGGCATCATTCGCTGTGGATGAATCCGGTGTGTTCAAGGACACGGTGCTCATGATGCGGCACAAGTATTCCAGCGTGAAAAACGTCGTGGTGAGTGACAAACTGACCTGCACGCTGACGGACACGGTATAACGGGGGTAAAAGAAAATGGGACTTTCGATAACAGTAGGCGCGATCCTTGAAAACAAAACCGTTGCGGAATCGGCAAGCTCGGTTCTGGCAGAATGCACTGCGGTAGATGCCAGCACCGCAATCGCGCTCGGTATTGAGGTATTGCTGACCTTCCACGGCAGCGCAACTCTCGGGGCAACGGTCAAGGTGTTCACCTCATCGGACGGTACGAACTACACCACCAACCAGACGCAGGAATATGATATTCCGGTATCGGCTGGGGCCACGGTCCGTCACTCATTCACGGTCCTCACGGGGCACAAGTACTATAAGGTGCAAGTGACGAACCTCGACGCTGCGCAGGATATCACCGCCCTGTACATCTACTCTGAGCCTCAACTGGCCGCATAAGGTGCCCCCATGACGGCACCAACACCCCCCGATTATTCCGCGTGGAAGTACCGGGCAACCATCCGGATCACTAACCCGACCACAACCGCCGGGTATCAGCACAAGCTGACGCTGACGTGGAAGCCGGGGATGCGGTCGGATTTCCGGGATATCCGGTTCGCGCAGCAGAACGGCACAAACTGCCCGTATTGGATTGAATCCAAGACCGACCGCAGCACGGCGACCGTCTGGATCAAGGTACCCTCTGCAAGTCAGGGGCTCATGTTCCTGTATTTCGGAAATGGAATGGCAGCAAGCGCCAGCAGTGGAGACACCACTTTTGATTTCTTCGACGATTTCCCCGGCAGTTCGCTTGACGCTGCAAAATGGAGTATTATCACCGGCGATGTGGGGGTTACCGGGGGGACGCTTGTTCTTACTGGGACCACAGGGACTCGCGGACTTATTGAGGGTAAGACCGCATTCGGGACCGGGTACGTGGTACGGACCCGCGCCCGTCAGTCCACAACTGCCGTCACCGGTAACCACCACTGTGGGTTCAGGGGTGCCGGGGCATGGACAAACTATGCTGAAGCCTATTCAAACGGTACCAATCAGTTAAATTTCCGATCCGGTGACGGAACAGATGAGAATACAAATGTTGCAGTCACCGGGCTGACCTCCTACAAGATATTCGAGGTTCAGCGCACCGGTTCGTCGAATATCTTCAAGATCGATGATGTTGGAAAGGATACCGATACCACTCGCGTTTATACCGGGGATATGGTCCCCGTGTTCTATGAAGGGGCGTGCTCATCAACGTATACTTATATTGATTATGTCCTGATCCGGAAATACGCGGCCACTGCTCCGACGCTCGTGGCATACTTCACTGGCGTCAGTCCCTCATTTGTCTGCCGGGGTCTTCACGGGATCACCCTAGCAGTAGGCACCGAATACGTGTTCGACCCGGTGAACGTCGATCACGGGATGGTTGCGGGCGTAGGGGTGCAGGAGGTCGCTCTGACCACCAACATCAATCACGGCATGACGCCCGGCGCCGGCGCACAGGATGTCGAGTGCGGGGCGGTCAATATCTACCACCCAATGTATCCGGCGGCATCCATTGCGCAGATCATCGATCCGGTTGTTGACAGCGGGTATCTTATTGGCGTCACGGTCTCCCAGAGCATGGACGACGCGATGGCAGAGGCGGTTTTTGAATACGATGGCAACGAGATTGGGGGCTACTTTTCAGGCGATTACATGACGAAGATCCACGTTAACATCCCGGATTATCTCGGAACCAGCAACTGTGTTTTTGTCGGGGTCGTCCCCTCATCACGGGCCGTCTATGACGTGGCAAAGGATAAGATGACCATGCGGGCGGTCGATTATGGGTTGTTCCTGTCAAAACAGACGTTTGATACCAAAGATCTCACCCTCCTCCCCCCCGACGACCAGTCTTCAGAAGGGGCGAACGTTGCAAAAGTCCTCTCGTACGATGGTCGGGTCAAGGCGTTCCAGATCGGGATGTATGTTGTCGGGCAGACAAGCGGCGCGGGCGGCACGATTATTGAGATGTCCGGCACCGTGACCCAACGGCTTACCCTGTATCCGGCGTCCGGGATATTCCAGGACGACGAGGCTCTGGCGGTCGGGGGAGTTGTCTACGCCTACGCTGACGGGCGATCAGTGGATACTTCATACACCCCGTATTATGCGACAACAAACCCGGAGGACTGGGTCCGGTCGATACTCCGGGGGACCGGTATCGAACCGTATTCTATTGAGAGTTCCGCAGGGTATTGGAACACGCCCGCGTGCCCTGCCATCCCGTTCATGTTCGGTTCCCTTGAGAAAAAACGGGACGGTCTCAAGCGGGTTGCCGATTATATGGATTACCTCTGGCATTCCAAACCGCGAAGTCTCGGCGGCGGGAACTACGTGCAGTCAGGGTATTTCATCCGGAAGACTTCAATTGATACCCTTCTCGGTCTCCCGGGGGCAGCAACCATCACCGGGCCGGATTACTTTGCCGGGCCGATCACGCTGGACCAGGACGGGGAATTGCAGGTGGATGTTGTCCGGGTCCGGTGCCAGGATGTATATGGAACCTGGTTGCCGGACGAAATCCGGTCGAACAGCTATTATGATGCCGGAGAGGGGCCGTACCGGGAGTTTACGGATGAGCCGAAAGATATCTGCACACAGGCGGATCTTGCCGCGTATGCCACAGATATGTATAATCTCTATTCCGCCCGCACCTGTTCGTGGACTGGTACCCTTCTCGAACGGTCAGGCCTCCAGCTTTACCAGCTCCTTTCCATTTCCGGGATGGGAACGGGAGTGCCTGACGGGTCGTACCGGATCACCCGCATCTCGCATGAGTACGGATGTGCGAAGAACCTAACCCATATCACGTTCATGCTGGACACATCATTCTCGATCCTTCGGAAATACGGCATGACCTATAAGGACAGCATCTCCAAAGTCCAGCAGATTACCCAGGGGCTGGAGAACCGGAAGCCACAGACCGAACTCGCAACTGTAACCGCTACGGATGGGTGGTCGATTGTCTATAAGACTGAAGCCGGGAACACCGGGAAAGGGCGGGATAGCACCTCGACACCCACAACTGACGGCGTGATCCCGGTCGGTGCGAAGATCCAGGTGCAGACCATCCGGGGCGGCGTGGTATGTATCCCCATCGTGGCGGCGTCTTCGTCAAGTACCGATCTGCTGGTGGTGGACGTTCCGACCATCGTCAGTGCTGCAGTAGATCCAGCCAATTCTAATTACTGGTATCTACAATGGGCACCCGGCGCGAATAACCAGAACGTCAGTGTCAATATCCAGACCGGATCATACCCGACCACGCACGGGTCAGTGTCCGGGTCGGGGTCACTGACAAGACTTTACCCGAAAACTACAATGAAACTCCGTGTCCGGTTCTCCGGCCCGTCAACCACGTATTACGTGAAATTATGGGGGGAGCGGAACGGGGTATATTCAAGCGCCGCAGCCCAGATTACCATTACTTCGGGATCGGATGTGACGCCCGGTGATGATGAGGAGCCGGAGAAGATCGGGGTAATCGACGAGTTGCTGGCGGTCGGGTATACCGCAGATGCGGCGGATGGGTCCAGCATCGAGATATTCAACGGGGCGCTGTCTTTCAGTTACAACGGGACGGACAATATCTATATCGGCGGGCCGGTCAGCGATACTTCGATCACCGATTTCAGCGATGCGAACGGAGGGATCACGTATTGGATCCCGCAGCCTTCACCCCGTTATATGTTCCTCGACAACTGGCTTACGATCACCGGGTCGTCGGGCCGCTCTATTACCGTCGGGGATTACCTTTCCGTCGGGTGGCGTGCACCGGTGAACATCAAATCAATCCTTGATACCGGGGCGAACTCGCTCGTGATCACGTTGCATAACAACACTAATCCCGGGTTGTTCAACCCGCTCGGGATCACCCCCCTCTGGATCCGGACCTACTACCTCTGATCAGACCCCGGCACTCTTTTTTAACCAGCCTTGCACCTCCTGGTCCCCGAGCATCAGGAGCCACGAGAACAAGGCCACTGCCCCGATATAGAGCGGCAGTGAGAACGCGATGATATTGAGCACCCCCGGTATAAAGTGGACGAGATACACATAGAACGATATTTCGGCAAGGAACAAGACCGCTCGGTTATCATACGTCCACTTCGGGAAAAAGTCCTGCTGGACTATGAAGATACCGAGGCTGAACTCAAGGAGGTTGCAGATCGGCACCCATCGGTCGGCAGTTCCATGGAATCCCGGGATAAGCCCGAGGTGGAACCCGTACCGGAGGAATATCTCGATAAAGGCGATAAGTCCTAAAGTCAGGTATGGGTGTTTCCGGATTGCCGGTGAGATAAACGGGAACATCAGGTAGAGCACGAAGATAAGACCGATGAACCATCCTGCCGGGTTAATGAGGCCGCCGCCAGTACCGGTCCATACGTTGACTGATACAAACTCAAGGAAGGTATTGAACAGGGGCTGACCGATGAGCCACGGTGAGATCGCAAGACCAAGGATCAGGCTCATCCATAGTGCCGGGTAGAGCCGGAACAACCGTTTGACGTAAAAGGTGGCGATATTTTCCGTTCCTTTCAGGCGGGGGTATGTATACTCCAGGACGGCCCCGCTCACGAATATCAGGAGGTATAGTCCGTCATACCCGGCACCGAGGTAAAAGATATTGAATATCACACCATAGTTCGGGCAGGGCAGCCACGGGATCCTGCCGGCGACATGATGGAAAATGATTAATGCAACAGCTATGATCCGCAGGAGGTCAAAGAACAATAACCGTTTTCCGTTTGCCATTGATGTTTACAAAATAATTACGCTGAGATATTAAAGATTCCGGAAAACAGCATGCGAGGGATGGGATTCGAACCCAAGAACTCCTACGAGATTAGGCCCTCAACCTAACGCCTTTGACCTGGCTTGGCTACCCTCGCATTGGGTATCATTCGACGATGTAGCGATTAATTCTTGTCCAAGGCCCTCAATATAGTGCCAGACAAAGGCGCTATATATGAGCCAAAACCACTCAGGATCATGGAGATTCTCGCGAGATACAAGAAACTGGACCCGGTTAACCGTAACCATTTTACCAATTATCTCCGGCACCTGCAGCTCC